ACCCCTAATGGGTGGGATTTAGCTAAATTCACCTATTTATGGAGTTAAACATGAGCAAAGAAGAAATGCGCACTAAAGAGCGTGGCATGGGCGAAAAGGGCAAAATGTCCTATGAATCCAAGGCTGAAAAAGAAAAAACAGGCAAATCAGGAATTAAAGATCCTGGACACCTACAACGCGCTGCTGACTATGCTCAGCAATGCCGAGTTGGTAATGAGCCATACATCGTTCCGCCTGAAGGCCCAGTTAAAGAGCCTAACTTGACGAACGGTGTCCCAATGATCAAAGAAACCAACGTAAAATAATGGCTGCGCTCACCACTAAAGCTCGTAAATCCCCAAGTAAAGCAGAAGTAATAATTGCTGCGCCTCGCATGGATGCCGAAGAAAAGAAGTGGCGAGCGCAAGATGACCTCCGCACCCTGCAACGGGCTAAAGAGATCGAAGCTAATAGATCAAGAATGGCTGCAGCACAGAAAGAGGCAAAAGCGCAGATTTCTGTCTTGGCCAAAGTTACTAAAAGGAAATAACCATGCCTAATTATTTTGCTGGTGTAGAAAATGACGAGCCAATCGTCAACTTTATTAAATTTGAAAGTGGAGCGCGATTCTATGCTCTGACTACTGCAATTACTGCGAACTCGACTTCAGTTCCAGCAGGCGCAGCAGCCGGATCACTTGGAATCACCACAAACGCTACTGGAATTGGTGCAGTATTCTATTCCGATGGCTCTAAATGGCAAAGCATCGCCTAATAACTGACTAGGGGAAACCCTAGTCTTTTACCTTTTAAGGACAAAAAATGCCATTACGCAAGGGAACGTCAGACAAGACTCGCTCTGCCAATATTGCCAAGGAAATCAAGGCAGGCAAAAAGCCAAAGCAGGCCGAAGCGATAGGATATGCAGTTCAACGTGAAGCAATTGCTAAAAAAGCTGGAAAAGCCAAAGCAAAGAAGAAATAAAATGCACGACTAATTTTCAACCATTAAACAGGAATAAATTTCAGGTGACTACACAAGAAAACGTCAAAAACGAAATTGATCCAAACGAATATGAGAAGCTCTCTCAGTTCTACTCCGTATGGATCGCTATGGCTCAAATCGTGCCATCAACTCGCCAGCAGATTATGAAGGGCGAAGCAATGGCTCAGCATCTTCTTGAGATCGCTCAAGACATCGAGCATTATCGTAACCATTCTATGCCAGTTCAATGAGCAAAATCGTTCAGAAGTCCGTTGATAGTTTAATTCCATATATCAACAACTCAAGAAAGCATTCCGATGAACAAGTGGCTCAAATCGCTGCCAGTATTCAAGAGTTCGGTTGGACTAACCCTATTTTGGTGGATGGGGATAATGGTCTTATCGCTGGCCACGGTCGTTTACTTGCTGCTCGTAAGCTGGGAATGTCTAAAGTACCAGTTATTGAACTTGACCATCTTTCGGAAGCGCAAAAAAAGGCTTTAATCATTGCCGATAACAAATTGGCTTTAAATGCCGATTGGAATGCCGAATTATTGGAAGTTGAGCTAAAAGATTTGCTTGCTGCCGATTTTGATTTGAATTTGCTTGGTTTTGATGCCGATGAGCTTCATGTTTTGCTTAATCCTGAAGTCCACAATGAAGGATTAACTCATGAGGATGACGTTCCTGCCATCCCTGAAATTCCTAAAAGCAAAGAAGGCGATATTTATCAACTTGGCCCACATCGCGTAATGTGCGGATCATCCTTAGATATTGATTCATGGGATAAGCTAATGGTCGGTGAAAAGGCTGACGCTTGCTGGACTGATCCACCTTATAACGTGGCCTATGAGTCAAAATTGGCTGGCAAAATTAAAAATGACAGCATGGATAATGATCAATTTAAGCAATTTTTGCTTGATGCCTACATTGCCATGTTTGCAGTAATGAAACCAGGAGCGCCTATCTATGTTGCCCATTCCGATACTGAAGGCTTAAATTTTAGGTCTGCTTTTAGTGAGGCTGGTTTTAAGTTGTCAGGATGCCTAATTTGGCGCAAAAATTCGCTTGTTTTAGGCAGATCTGACTATCAATGGATGCATGAGCCTATTTTGTACGGGTGGAAGCCTGGAAGCAAACATCGTTGGTATGGCGGTCGAAAACTAACAACTGTCATGGATCATGGCGAAAATGGCCCAATCTTAAAAATGGAAGATGGTCGCTATATGATAAAAATTGGGGATTCTGTCCTAATTGTGAATGGCGAGGCAACCTTAGAAGAATCGCCTGCATCTATTTTATTTCACGACAAACCAAAACGTTCAAGTGAGCATCCCACAATGAAGCCAGTCGGACTTATTGAAAAAATGCTTAAATCATCTGCTCGCTCTGGTGACATCATTATTGATGCTTTTGGTGGTTCAGGATCGACTCTTATTGCTGCTGATCGCCTTGGAATGTCTGCTCGTTTAATGGAGCTTGATCCCAAATTTGTTGATGTAATTGTTAAAAGGTGGGAAGATTTCACAGGAAGGAAAGCGGAATTGCTAAATTCTTGATTTAATTGAAATTATTTTGGACACTTCCCGACTATAAAAGAAAATGATAGAACATTGCCCAACCGATAAGACAAAGGCTCAGGTGCAACAAGCATCTGGTCTTGGTTTACCTCAAGAACAAATTGCTGCTTTGATTGGAATCTCTGTCAAAACATTAACCAAGCATTATGAGCTTGAGCTTGGCCTTGGAAAAGCGACTGCCTCTGCCCAAGTGTCTAAGTCTTTATTCAATAAAGCCATTAATGGCGATACGACTGCTGCTATTTGGTGGACTAAAACTCAAATGGGATGGTCTGAAAAGTTGCAACATGAATTAACCGGCAAAAATGGCGGTGCATTGCAAGTCATCATCAATCCATTGGACGAGGATGCGTGAAGCTACATAAAAAGCAGCTTATGGCATTGGAGGTTCTTTCCTCTGAGGCAACCTATATCATGCTTTTTGGGGGATCTCGGTCAGGAAAAACTTTTCTTTTGATGCGTCAGGTCATCGTTAGGGCATTAAAATCGCCTGGCTCGCGTCATGCGGTGCTTCGTTTTCGATTTAATCAAGTCAAAAATTCGATTGTTTATGACACTTTTCCAAAGGTCATGGATCTTGCTTTTCCAAATATTGAATACAAAATGAACAAGTCGGACTGGTTTGTCACCTTTCCGAATGGCTCTGAGATATGGTTTGGTGGCCTTGATGACAAGGAAAGAACAGAAAAAATCCTAGGTATGGAGTTTGCAACCATCTATTTAAACGAATCTTCGCAGATCAATTGGCAGTCGGTTGGTATTGCAATCACTCGTTTGGCTCAAAAAGTCATGCAAAAAATTGAGGGTAAACCCGATAGACTATTAAAGCCAAAAATGTATTTTGACTGTAATCCACCTAATAAAAACCATTGGACTTATCAAATATTCGTGCTTAAGCGCGATCCTGATACAAAAATTGAGCTTACAAATAAAGACGATTACGCTAACTTTCAAATAAATCCTTCGGACAATGCTGCCAACTTGTCGGATAATTATTTAGACACTTTGAAAAATCTAAGTGCAAGACTGCAAAAACGCTTTCTTTTGGGTGAATTTGCTGACGCTAATCCAAATCAGTTATTTTCCGAGGAAAACATAGACAAATGGCGAGTCGATGAAGAAAACCTCCCCGAGCTTGTTAGGGTTATTGTTGGAGTTGATCCTAGCGGTGCTGGCGATTCCGATAATGCTGACAATGATGCTACTGGGATCGTGGTTGGTGCATTGGGTATTGACGGAAATGCCTATCTGCTAGAGGATGCAACGATTAAAGCTGGCCCTGCTAATTGGGGGCGCATGGCTGCGTCTGCGTATGATCGCCACAAGGCTGATTTGGTTGTTGCCGAGACTAACTTCGGGGGCGCAATGGTTGAGCAAGTTATTCAGTCGGCTCGATCAAGGACTCCATTTAAAGCGGTGAGTGCTTCGCGTGGCAAAGTGGTTCGCGCTGAACCATTTTCACTTCTTTATGAGCAAGGCAAAATCAGGCACGTTGGCCGATTCCTTGACCTTGAAGATGAGCTTGCCTCGTTTTCTACGAATGGCTACAATGGCAGTAAGTCACCTAACCGAGCAGATGCTTGGATTTGGGTGCTTACCGAATTATTCCCTGGAATGGTAAGGGATAGGAAAGAGAAGAAACTCTCTAATCCTAAGAAACCATTTAACACTATGCCTGGTAATCAAAGGGGCGGATATTGGATGTGATATGGCAGATAGAGAAAAAGACATCATAGAACGTGCATACGAGAACTTTCAGGCTTGCCTAAACTGGGAACAAGCCACTCGTCAACGCTATCGCGAAGATATGCGCTTCCTGTATGCTGATTCTGATAATCAAGACCAATGGGAGCCAGCAGTCAAAGCAAGACGGCATTTAGCTACTCAGCCGATGCTCACGATCAATAAGACGCATACGCATTGGCTTCACGTTGTCAACAATCTCAAAGCCAATAAGCCATCCGTTCAGGTTCACCCAACTAATGATGAGGCAACCTATGAAGCTGCTGAAATCTTCGAGGGATTAGTTCGTCATATTGAATACAAGTCCAATGCAAAAGTCGCTTATGACATTGCTGCCGAGCATATGGTTGGCGGTGGCATAGGTTATTGGAGACTAACTACTGCTTACGCTGACGATTCCACATTCGATCAGGAAATCTTTATTAAAGAAGTTCCCGATGCGATGAGTGTGTATCTCGATCCGCATATTAAACGCAAGGATGGCCTTGACGCAAAATTCGGCTTTATCTATGAGGATATGCCTCGCAGAGAGTTCGAGCGCAAGTTCCCCAACTTTAAATTGCCGGCAACAAGTCCATCAGGCAATCAAATGTGGATCACTAAAGACGTAGTTCGCTTGGCTGAATATTACGAGCTTGAAGTGCGCAAAGAATGGCTTTATGCCCTTGAGAATCCCGATGGATCTATGCGCTATGCCAAAGAAAGCGATATTTCTGTCGATGAACGCAAGCTATTTAATGAGGCAATCCGTCAGGGCGCGGAAGGCATCACAAGACGCAGAATCGACAAGCGCACCATCAAAAAGTATTTGATTGGTGGCGATGAAGTCCTAGAAAAAGGTACATGGCCTGGCTCTTATGTGCCGATTATTCGTTGTCCAGGCGAGGAAGTTGTAATCGAAGGACGCTTAGATCGTAAGGGTTTAATCCGCTACATGAAGGATGCTCAGCGCGCTTATAACTACAACGCGTCTGCTGCCATTGAGTTTGGTGCATTGCAATCTAAATCCCCATACATGGCCCCAGTCGAGGCAATCGAAGGCTTGGAAAACTATTGGGCTACTGCCAATACCGAGAACCATGCTTATCTGCCATACAACCATGCAGATGAGAATGGCAATCCGATTCCTTCCCCAGTTCGTCAGCAACCTCCATCAAGCGCTCCTGTTTATATGGAAGGAATGGCAACTGCTGCTCAAGAATTGATGATGACCTCCGGTCAATACGATCAAACCTTTGGCGAGCAATCACAAGAGCTTTCAGGTGTATCAATTGAGAAACGCGTAAACCAAGGCGAGCGCGTTACTTATCACTTCCAAGACAATCAAAACATGGCCATTCAAACGACTGGTCGCATGATTATTGACTTGATTCCTAAGGTCTATGACACCAAGCGGATCGTGCGAATCCTTGGCGATGACAACACCGAGAGCCAGATCATGGTTGATCCTGAGCTAGCAGAGCCAATGAAAAAGACTGAAGATGAAGAAAACGCTCGAGTCATGGCCATCTTTAATCCGAATGTGGGCAAATATGACGTGGTTGCCGAGGTTGGCCCAAGCTATGACACCCGCAGACAAGAGGCTTTTGATGCAATGACTAAGCTATTGGCTGCTCAGCCTGCGCTTTCTCAGGTTATTGGCGATCTCTATATGGGATCTGCCGACTTCCCGAATGCGGACAAGTTGCAGGAGCGTATGCGCAACTGGATTCCTCCAAATATCTTGGGAACTGGGCCATCCGAGCAAGAGCAACAACTGCAACAACAACTCCAGCAGGCTCAAGCCATCATCCAGCAATTGCAAGAGCAGCTGCAAGACAAACAGTCCTATTTGGCGCTCGATAAACAACGTCTTGATATGGATGCCCTTAATCACTTGGCTTTGCGCTTTGAGAATGAGCGTCAAGACTCTATCCAAGCATTCAAGGCTGAGACCGATCGCGTCAAGGCTTTGCTATCCGAACTTAGCAAAATGGATCTTTCCAAGATCGCTGAGAAAACCGTTAGCGAAATCGAAGGGACACCTCAACCTGGCAAAGAGTATGATTTAAGCCACTTTGATCCGTCACAAGTGCTTTCTAACAATCTTTCACAAATAACCTAGGAGTCGTAATGGACAACGCAACTGGTGCAACTACACAAGAAATAGACGCACAAAATAACGCAGCGCAACAATTAGAAGGTCAAAATCAGAGCAACGATAGTCAAAATACTCCTCCTGCCGAGCCTGATGGCAAGACTGGAGAGAATTCCTACAATGATTTGCCTGAATGGGCAAAACGCAGAATGGGCGAATTAGCTGCTGAGAAGAATGCTGCTCGTGAGCGCCTTGCTGCTTTGGAAGCTGCTCAATCCCAAGTTCAGCAACAACAAGTCCAACAATCCCAAGCGCCTGCTCAAAATCAAGGCAATGTCGAGGAATTGGCAATGGTTTACGCTCAACAAATTGCTGAGCAACGCGTTCAGCAACAAACCTTTATTAATGCCATGAATGACATTGAACAAAAGGCAAAAGCTGAATTTGGTCAAGAATATGACCGTTCAATCTCCAATTTGAACTTAGCTGGTGTCGGTGGAAATGATTTCTTGCAAGCCATTGCATCCGTTCCCAATCCTGAGGCGGTAATTACTTTCCTTGGAAAGTCTGAGAACGTAGGCGATGCCATCCGCATTGCTAACTTATCGCCATTGCAAATGGGCATCGAATTGACCAAGCTATCAAGCAAAGCGGTCAAATCTTTTAGCAAACAAGTGTCGCGCACTCCCCCTCCAATGAGTGAAGTTGGTGGTGGTTCAAGTGGTACTGGTGGAACGGTTGAGCCTGATCCATCTGATCATCAAGCCTGGATCGCATGGCGCAACAAAAATAAACGCAGATAATTGACAATTATTCAAAAAAGCGTTTTAATGCATTTAGGTGTAATCAGACCGTAAACTGATGGATGGCCCGTTAAGTATCGACTCCATAGGGCAGGGGCGAAAAGTGCAGTTTCTTTTTTCTTTTTCTTATGGAGGTCTTAAATGACTAGCAATTCATTATTAACGATCAATCAGATCACCAATGAAGCGGTGCGTCTGTTTACACAAACTAACGCTTTTTTGCGTACAGTTTCCCGTCAATATGACGATCAATTTGCTCGTACAGGCGCTAAGATCGGTTCGACTCTGCGTATCCGTTTACCGAACGATTACACAGTTTCTACTGGCCCAGCTATTACCCCACAAGGTACTAACGAACAAAATACTTCTTTGACCGTTGCTACTCAAGCAAACGTACCAGTTTCTTTCGGTACTGCTGAGAAAACAATGAGCTTGGATGACTTTTCTGAGCGCGTACTTGCTCCTGCGGTTAACCGTTTGGCTGCTTATGTTGCTGCTGACTTGATGAACGTAGCTGCTCAATCTGCCAACTTGGTAGCAAACTTGAGTGGTTCTACATTGTCAAGCCCACAAGCATCACAATGGCTACAAGCTGGTGCTGCTTTGGATCAGAACTTGTCACCACGTATGGATCGTAAGATCATTCTTGATCCAGTTACACAATCCCGCACAATTAGTTCTTTGGCTGGCTTGTTTAACCCACAAGTTAAGATCGCTGATCAGTACGAAACAGGCATTATCAGCAAAGATACTTTAGGCTTTGATTGGATGTACGATCAAACCACTACAGTTCATACTGTTGGTTCTTTCTCTGCTGGTACTGTTAACGGTGCAAGCCAAACTGGTACAACTTTGACTGTGAACGCTATTACTGGCACATTGAATGCCGGTGACATCATCACTATCGCTGGTGTTTATGCAATTAACCGTCTGACTGGCCAATCACAAGGTCAACTCCGTCAGTTTGTTGTTACATCAAACGTAGCGTCTGGTGCAACAAGCATTCCTATCTACCCTGGCATTATTCCTGCTCCTGCAGCGTTTAATACAGTAACTGCTTCTCCTGCAAACTCTGCAACGATTAGCTTGGTAATGCCTGCTAGCTCACAGTATCGTCAGAACTTGGCCTACTACCCTGAAGCATTTACTTTGGCTACTGCCGACTTGGAAATGCCTACTGCCGGTGTGGTACAAGCTGCTCGCGCTAACTTTGACGGTATCAGCCTCCGTATGATTGAAGCATATGACGTAATGAGCGATAGCTTGATTACTCGTATGGACATCCTCTACGGTTACGCTGCAATCCGTCCTGAATGGTCTTGTGTAGTTGCCGATGTTGTTTAATCGGTTGGGGGTGAGGGGAAACCCTCCCCCTTTTTATGAGTTTAAAGAATATCCCAAATGGGTCACAAGCCCTGCTGGGATTCCGCAATTAGCTAATGATGCGGAAGAAGAACAAGCAATATTGAATCAAGCAGTAGAACCAGTCGCAGAGATTCCAAAAGTTAAGAGGGGCAGGCCTAAAAAATGACACAACCATTGCCAACAACACCGTCAGACATTATTAATTTAGCCCTTAAGACTGCAAATGTGATCGGTGTGGGTCAAACCCCGTTGGCACAGGATACGAATGACTGTTTTAATCAGTTAAACATGATGATGGCGCAATGGCAACGCAGGCGCTACATGGTTTACAACCTCGTAACCGTTGGATTGCAAGCGACAGGCGCATTAACCTATTCAGTCGGAACAGGCGGTGATTTCAACATCACAAGACCGGTAAAGCTCGAAAGCGCTTTTTTCCGCATGAACAAAAATACTCCGCTTCCTGTGGATTATTCTTTGGAAGTGTTGAGAGCGCAGGAAGATTACAACCGAATCTCCATTAAGAATTTAAATGCTTTTCCTCAGTATGCCTACTACAACACAGGCTTTCCTTTGGGCGAGCTATATGTTTGGCCAGTACCAAACAACCAATATGAAATCTTTATTTCAGTTATGGTGCAATTGGAAGCATTCCAAACCATCAATGATCAGATCGTATTGCCTCCTGAATATTTAGATGCTTTGCATTGGAATCTTGCTAGACGTATTTGCGTCATGTATGGATTGCCAATTACTCCTGAATTGACTGGATATGCTGAAGCCTCAATGCGAGCCATCGAAGAAGTCAACTCTCAAATTCCTTTATTGCATATGCCTGTTGCCTTGCGTGGCAAGTCAGGCGCATACAATATTTATGGTGACTTCTACGTTGGGAGCGCAGGCTAATGGCTAAAGCTGCTCTAGTCACAGGCGCATACCAAACCAAGAGCGTCATCGCTGGTGCGCAACGATGCATTAATCTTTTTCTTGAAAAGAATCCTGATGCTGCGGTTTTTCCTTTTACACATTATCCAACTCCAGGGCTTACAACTTTAGCAACTGCTGGTATCAATGGTTGGCGCGGATTGTTTTTTGCAAGCAATGGCACTCTTTATGGTGTTTGCAACAATACCGTTTATGCAATTAGTTCGAGCTGGACATTAACTTCATTAGGGACAATCACTTCAACAAGTGGCCCTGTTTCAATGGTTGACAATGGGGTTTATTTATTCATTGTTGATGGAACTACTTATAGCATTAGCAACCCTGCCGGATGGACTGTTGAGCTTGTTGGCAATGTTTTAGCTCCTGTTGATAATGTCGCAGATCAAGGTGGATTTTATGGTTCAAATCAAGTCAATTTTGTTGATGGATATTTGGTTTTTAATCGTCCAGGCACAAATCAATGGTATATATCGCTTGACAATGAAATCGTCATAGATCCTGTTGATTACGCATCAAAAGATGGTTATTCAGATAATATCGTTGGCATTGGTATTGCTCGCAGATATATTTATCTTTTTGGTGAAGTAACTACGGAGGTTTGGTTTAATGCAGGAAATACTACATTCCCTTTTGAACGTTTACCTGGATCATTTATTCAGTATGGTTGCGCTGCAACAAATTCAATCGCTCAGATGGATGGAGAACTTTATTGGGTTGCACAATCTCCACAAGGAACGGCCACGATCTGCAAAACAAACAATTTTAATGCGCAACAAATAAGTACTTTTGCAATTGATCAAGAGCTTCAAACTTATCCAACAATTTCTGACGCAATAGGATATACATATCAATTTAATGGTCATTATTTTTATGTAGTGACATTCCCAAGCGCAAATAAAACGTGGGTATTTGATCTTTCAAATGCGCAATGGAACGAATGGTTATGGACTGATAACAATGGACAATTTAACCGTCATCGTGGTAATTGCTTTGCTTTCGCTTACAACACTCTTGTTGTCGGAGATTGGCAAAATGGGAATCTTTATGCCTTAGATCAGAATAATTATTCTGACTTTGGTGGCCCGATCGTTCGGACTCGCGGTTTTTATCATTCCGAAGATGATAATTCAGACCGTATTCGATACAAGTCTTTTATTGCTGAAATGGAATCAGGTAATGGTAACGAAAATCAGCCTGTAACCGTATTTCTTGAATGGTCGGATGATCGTGGCAAATCTTTTGGTAATCCAGTAGGTCAAACTATGGGTGTAGAAGGTACTTATTTGACTTCTATTCAATGGATGCGACTTGGCATGGCTCGAGATAGGGTATTTCAATTATCTTGGTCTGATCCTGTTAAAACTGCCCTTTCAGGGGCTTTTATTGATGCTGCACCTAATCACAGATGACAACTCCAGCACCAAGCGCCAATTTATCGACAAATGTACCTTATTTGTCAGTACCTTTTTTGGATCAAAATGGGCAAGTAAGTCAGCCTTGGTTAATGTTTTTGATTCAGTTATATCAAAGAACCGGTGGAAATTTCACTCCTACATTAACACTTGCTCAAATTGAACAACAGGCATTATTAAATTTAACTGTTGAAAATTTAAATGGATTTAATGGAATTGTAGTTACTGGGCCAAATTCAACTTTAACTCTTGAAACAACTGTATCAGGAATGATTAAAGGAAATGGAACTGCTTTAGAACAAGCAATTCCTAAAGTTGATTATGCTCCTCCAACAACAGGAAATAGCGTTCTTGCTGGAGATGGAGCAGGCGGTTTTGAAAATGTAACTATTGGAAATAATTTATCGTTTATTGCTGGAGTTTTAAATACAATAGGAACTGTTGGAAATTCAATTCTTTATGGAAATGGAACTGGTGGTTTTAACAACGTAACTATTGGAACTAATTTGTCATTTATTGGCGGTGTTTTATCTGCTACTGGTGGCGGTGGAACTTCTCCTGCTAGTTATGCTTTTGCTGCAGCGCATGGATAATTTATGATAAGACTTGACACAATAAACCGATCGCTTCAATTATTGCTTGGCGCTGCTAAGACTACCAATAATCTTCAGATTGTTGTTTCTTATTCTGATCAAACTGCGACTACTTATTTAGGCGCAACGCAGTTATCAAACTCTAATGGAGCAACTGCGGTCACTATTTGTAATGCTCCAGCAGCAAATACAATTCGCGACATTGACATGATTACCGTTTTAAATACGGATACGGTTTATCAAGTTGTCACGATTCAATATTTAGATACTGCAACAACATACAAAATTCTTGATATTCAATTGAATGTCGGAGATAAGCTCACCTGGACGCATGGTAGCGCTTGGCAAGTTGTTGACAACGCTGGAAACGTAAAATACACAGTTTTATCCACTAGCGGAGTTGATAGTTTTAATGGAAGAATAGGCGCAGTCACTTTGACTAGCTCCGATGTTGATACTGCATTAGGGTTTATCCCAGCACCTCAAACAAGTGGATCATCTTTGCTTTATGGCAATGGATCAGGTGGTTTTTCTAATGTTTCAATTGGTTCGGGAATTTCATTTTCAGGCGGTACACTAAGCGCAACTGGATCAGGTGGTACTGTCACAAGCGTTGGCTTGTCCTTGCCTTCCATATTTAGTGTTTCAG